ATGGAACACGTAAAAATTGTAGATTACATGTGATGCTTGGTAAAGCATTCCTAACAAAAGAAAAACCAGAATATACGATTATTGACCATATAGACAGAAATAGATTAAATAATAATTTGGATAATTTACGGTATGTTAATTATAGTATCAATAAAATAAATGCACCTACATACAGAGATGACATAACAGAAACAGACCCTATTAAACGAAGATATATTTTACAGAAAGAATGCAAAGAAAAAGCAATTTATAAAGAAAAAAGCGCAAAAAAAATTACATGCGATTGTGGTTCTATATATAGATTTAGCAACAGATCATATCATTTTAAAACAAAGAAACATATAGATTATATTAATAGTCAGTAATTATTTATTTGAACATAGCATCTTTTAACTGTGCTCGGCTCATCATTGCCCCTCCCCTCGCCATGGGCGCAGGACCAAGCAGTTCACCGCCCATCTTTTTCTTAAGATCGCAAGCAAGATCAAGACCGGCTTTACCAACCCGGGCGAGATGGCCTAGTTGCGAGAAAAGCGAGCCACCGTAGATACCACGAGCCGAACGGTATGGAATGAAATTGGCTTTATCTGCGCGCGTCTCAATGACATCCGACTCCGAGATCACGCCTACTTGCGACGACATACTGCCGTTCTCTACTGTCATTAGCCCATCGTAAACTATAACAGTCGTCAGTTGCACACCAATAGTGTCAATCTGGTTGATGTTCTCGACATTCACGCTGTAAGACAATTGGCTATTGACGTTCATTCCACTAGCCACGTTGCTGGGGATGTGGAGATCCGAAACATCCAATTTTATAACAGACCCAACCATACCATCAATTGAGCCAAGACCAGTGCGACTGTCGCCAATAGTGACTGCGCGGCCACTCCATTCAGTCCACGATAGTTCACAGCCGTTCTTGACACACATCTGGTATAGGTCCTGAAGCGACATGCTGGAGAACTGGCCAGACACGTTGAGGTAGTTGAGCGATAGGCTGTTGATACGGAAGAATGTGTCCGAGGTGAGGTGCGTCTTGGTGCTGTTCTGGCGTGAAGCCCATATGTAGATGCATTTGGGGACAGTGGACAACTGGATAGCGTTGTTGTTGAATGTCTGTGTAGCGTTTGGTGCGAGATTGACATTCATGTCGTTAACAAACGTCTCGGCTTTGTAGTATTGGTAGTTAATCTGGCGGGGGATTGAGCCCTGGGACGAGAGAGGGGGCGTGAGGTAGTTCACCAATAGCGACGGAGGGGCGGTAGTCCCAGCACCGATGGCGGGGGTGACACTGGTAATCGTGACACCAGCCGAGGGTGAACGAGACCAGAGACGAGCCAACTGACCAGATGCAAAATTGAACTGCACGCCCATGTTCTTCACACCAATAAGACCAGACTGAAGATCCTGCGATTTGTAAAGCATAGGAGAGAGGAGGAGGGGCTCGGTGACCGTAAAAAGAACAGTCGCCGTGATTGGGGTCACAGCGGCGTCAGGGGAGACTGGGTTAGTGATAACATCATACGCGAAAGCACCACGGCCAGTGTCTTTGCCCGAGTTCTGGTAGTTTGAAAGCGGGTTGCGGACAGAGCCGACACCATCAACATATCGCTGGTATTTGTCCTGCGTGGAGGGAGACATAGAGAGATCTACCTCTTTGCAGTGGTCCGAAAGATTGTAGCGGAGCAGGCCGGTGAGGGCGTCAGCATACTGGGATTCAACCGAACTACCGTTGATGGTCACTTTGAGCGACTGGGTCACACTAGCGAGAGGGAGGGCACGAGGGGCGTCGGATTCCGGGTTAAGCAGTGGCTGTCCTAGCGGCGCAGTTCCTACAAACGTCAACTGAAACTGTGCGCGGGCGTAAATGCGACGGTCAATTAGAACGTTCTCGCTCTGGGTGTTGAAATTCCACGTTATTCCTGCTGTAGAATAACTGTTTGCTTGTTGCTGGACGGCGTTCTGGCCCTCTGCGCCCTTAAAGATGCCCCACTGCATCACGCGCTGGGAGGGTTCTAGGGCTTCTAATCGGGGTTCAATTATGTTGGTGCATCGGATGGGTCTATCTGAGTTTGTCATGGCTGGGGCTGACATTTTTTATAATATTTTATCTTTATTCTTTTTTAAATTATTTTATATTATCAAACATTTAATTTTATAATATTATTAAACATTTATCTAATTCTTTTTCCTGAACATAAGATTTAATGTAGCCGACCCATCTGATGGGATACGGATAGGAAGAGAACGCCCATCTGCTAATACGTAGAACATCTCTATATTGATATTTTTCAATGGGTCATTTGAAACTAAATCCGACCATTTATAGTATCTGGGAGAATACACAATATCTCTATGCACGGTCGTCTGTATAGGCATTTCAGACGGAACACCATAGCCATAATCTACATAAGATATAATAGACTGTGTTTCCTGATTGAATGCGTTTTGTTCACGCTGGACAAAAGCGTCCGGTGTAACCCTGAACGGCATGTATTCATCTCTAACGGCGATTGAGGTAGATGTTATCAATATTTGTTTTATATTGCTCCAGAGATGACGGCTATCACATTCCTGTTCCATAATTAGATATGCTGGTGGCTGTGTCTGTGGCACTGGAACTGCCCCCGCGTAGTGGTTTCCTAAAGCCCAAGCAGCGTCTCCCCCCAGTTTTTGGACTATTTCTATCTGGTAATCCCTACCTGCGAGATCGTAGCCGTTGAAAACTGCTGGGATACTGTCTATATATTTGTAAAAGAGAGCGTCCACACTAATAAAAATTTTTTCAAACGCTCCACTGCCTAAATATTCATACGGGGCTACAATGCTGAATAGTTTTGTCACTGTATCGAACCGTAGATACGCTTGGGACGGGAACACGCCCGGATGGTCGGCGTTCAATCTATTAAAGCACAGTAGCGACGCATTATTGAACATTTGAACTACACGGCGAATTGAATTAACATTGTAATAGGTGGGGTTTGTATTGAAATCTTGTAGTCCATTATTGTCGTTTGGCGATTTTGGCGGTGGTCGGACTGGTGAACCCGCAGCATAATCGTCAGGAAGAAACAGCAAATCTTCTTTATAGTCGGTGGTAACACCAGTTCCAGAATTTACATACCTATAATTAATTTTATAGGGTGTCAGATCACGAATAGTGTTATTGCCCCCAATAATTGGACACACAAAAATTGGCATCTCGGCTCTGATGTTAAACGCCTCTACAGCCATCTCGTAGTCTGATTGTTTTGGGAGAATACCCCTAGTCTGTTTATTATAAACTGCTCGTTCAGTCGGCTCATTAGTGGTGGCGTTCTGTGGATTGTCTATGCGTATGTTGTAGTAGATGTGTTCGTGGTCGGATTTCAATAATTGCGTGAGATTATGAATTCCAAAATTTTCCATATTATAATTATTTAAATGTTTTTTTTTTTAAATTCAATTCAATTAATTTGTTAATACATATTATTATTATTAGATCTTTTTTTCTTTTTGAACAGCAACGAAACGTCGGCGGTTCCATTCACAGGCAGTGTTAGTGGAAGAATAGTCTGCCCGTTGATGACGTAGTAATATTCTATGTTAATATTGTTCAGTCCATCATTGCTCACTAAATCAATCCATTTTCTGTATCGTGGGCTGTAGTTTAAATCTCTGACTAAACTGCTTTGTAGTGTTTCCGCCGCTCTAGTGCTATTATAATCAATATAAGACAACACGTTGCGTTTGGGCTGGTTGAACACATCAAACGATTTGTTAAGAATTTGCTGGGGCTTCACACGATAGGGTAGATATTGTTCTCGGACATTGATGCTGTTAGATGTTACCAAAATCTGGGTGATATTAGACCATAGTTCTCGACTATCTGTTTCCTGTTCCATAATAATAAAATCAGGGGGATCAGTTTGGGGGTTAGGGACTACACCAGCGTCTGGGTTGCCCTCAACCCATGCATTAGAATTTCCTGTGCGCAATTCAAAATCTATCTGAAATTCTTTAGCAAATGGTTGATTAAATCCGTGGAACAGGGCGGGGACTGTATCTATAAATTTATATAGTTGTGTGTCAAAATAAATTTTAGCAGGATTAGCAGCGGTAGCATACGAAGAGACGCCTACAATACTAAATAGACCAGACTGTGGATTAAATTGAATATAACACGGGGCACTATGAATTCCACCGTGAGCGGCGTTGAACGCATTGTAGGACGTTGTGAGGGCTGTGTTAATCATTTTAACCATCGTGTTATATTTTGTTGTCCAATAATATCCGTGATTAGTCAGTAAATCCTGAATACCGTTGTTTTGGGATGGGGGTTTTGGTAGTGGGCCCTTCGCAGGGTCTGTAAATTTTGGGTCTGGAAGATAAATCAAATTAGTTCTAAAATTAGTTGTCACGCCACCCGTTGTAAATTCGTAACACACAGAAAAGGGTGTTAGATTTATATTAGATGCTAACGCCCCCTCTTGAATGGGGCAAATAAAAATCGGTAGTTTGGCTCTAACCTGCCATGAATCTACACATAGTTCATAATCGCTCTGTTTTTTGAGAATGGCTGGTGTCTGTTTTTCATAGACACAATCGTTTGTGTTCCCATTATCTACGCCATCAAAAGCATTCTCAATCGTTAAATCGTAATAGATGTGTTCGTTATCGCCGTCTTCATCGGATTGTCTATAGTTTCTGTTATTGAAATTTGACATAATAATAAAATAATATAAATTTATAATTTTAAATTAAAAACAACAACATTAAATTGGAACTAATAAACATATCAGTTCGTCGTTTGATATATATTTTTTAGACTGGTTAAAAATGGTATGATATTCATTCACAGATATTTCAGGGTATCTCAATCTATTTATACACCAACGGCCACACGTTGCTATTTCTGGGCTGTGTTTCTGTAGGGCATACTGATTAAACTGAACGTCTTTACCAGATTTATACATTAGTCTAATTAAATAGTTGTGTTGTGAATTCAAAACTGGTTTTAGGTGGGCAGGCAGGAACTGTAACTGACTGTCTGGCTTTGAGCCGTATGAATCGAAAAAAAATATAGTGTTATTATTTTCATAGCAACACACCCAGTGACCGTAGTCTTCGCTAGTGTGGTAGAGGATTACACATTTCTTGTGTGGTCCGAGCAGTTCTTCAATCGTTTTGTAGTTGTGAACATCGGAATAGGTGATTAAATTACATTTATTATCTAATGCGTTTAGAATTTGTTTCCCGTTAAGAGATAAAGATAATTCTTTATTCATATAAATAAATGTATTATATTCTTTTAAAATTAATTTTTAGAAATTATAATAGTATAGTAATGTTGTATTATCTATATCAGTATTTCTGGATTTTTAGGCTGTTTTGGAGGCGGTGAACCTAAGCTCTTTCCAGAGCATCCTACCAGACATATCTTTGTTTTTCTTTTCGGCCGCTTTGACTATATCCTCAACCGAATGTAAATCCAGCAGTTCCTGTATGGTTATAGGTGTGTCTTTGTTTACCCTAACAGATGGCCTACACGCTTTGGAATCTTTGTTGTCATCTCCACATTCTACAATCTTGCCGTCTTGTAAAAGAGGGAGCAATTGTATCCATTTCTCACGCCGCCAGTCTTTTAGTCCTGTCTTTTTTTCAAAATATTCACCGCCTCTGCGTTGGTATTCGGCTTGAATATACATGGACGCATACGCCGAGGGGTAGGTCTCAAATTTTTTCTTGGCTTCTTTGACGACACGCTTGTAGAGCTTTTTGTCTTTGGCGTTTTCCATGAATATATATAGAAAATGCTCATTCTTTATATTTATAATTTATGTTTATGTATCTTTGTTGAATAATGTCTTTGTAAACCGATGTTAGATGGAAAAGCGTGGTTACACGTAACGCAATAATATTTTTTCGTTTCTATATTTTTTTTTCTTACAATATTTGTAGATTTATTATTTTTTTCTATACGTTGTTCTTTATCTTGTAAAGCATCTTTATCATTCAGTAGATTTTCAATCCCTCCAGACATATCTATATAGAACTGTTCTGCACATCTTAATTCGGTTTCGTCTTCACAATCACCCATAATTATCATTTCCATTATCCAATTATCAAATCCTCCGTTATTTCTAATAAATTTATAAAC